GTCCCCGCCCTTTACGCACCATCCCTTGACAATGGTGTCGGCATATAAGGTGTCCACTGCCGGGGTCGATGGCGCATCAGTCGTCAGTGTAAGCGGATCGGGGGGGGGGGTTACATTTTTCTTGATTCTGCGGAGCAGGGTGGCGTGGGTGGTCATTTCGATTCCTTACGCGGCATCATAGCGAAGAACATATCCACCGATCATGACGACATTTGCTGATGCGGCAAATGCCCTGACAACCAATCCGTTCTGGAGAACCCATCCATCAACAAGGTTGATCGACCCGTCTTCCGTCTTGATCGTCTCCTCAATCAAATCATCCGGGGATGTTGTCCCGCCCCACTCAATGGTGAGTTTCCGATCCGACGTATCGGAGTTGACGGCGTAGAGGAAAATTCGATCATAGTCGCTCGTGCCGGTGACGGCGGTATGAATGAGGGTTCCTGCTGTGGCCGTAGCGACAACCTTGATCATCCGTCCGTCCGTAGATCCACTGAATTCCAGCGGGGTTATTTTAGCCATTAGCCGAAAAACTCCCTTTCGAATACCAAGTCTCCAGAATCCGTCAGGGCCTTCTCAAGCCCACCGGACGGCTCACGAACAAATAACTGGGTTATGCCTCCTACATCTTTCGCATATAGGCCAATGTTATTGGCCGCAGGGCTAGGTGAAGACGAGACCTCTTCAAACAAGGCCCCAAATGTGTCAAAGTCCAAGTTCGTCGTCAATGGAGAAAGGAGGCTGGTAGCGTTGTTCAATATGTTATTGAACTCACCGTTCAGGTCACTAGCCTCCAAAACCTCTGCATCAACCCAGGTTTTTACGCGGCTGAGAGCGATTTTACTGTCTCCTTATCACGTCACAGAATCCTCAGCTTCACCGGCTGACTCGACGTAGAAGTCCAACGTATACAGTTCCGCGTCTTGGTCCGCACCCGCTTGAGTAAGTTGACATATCCCCGTCTTGCCTTTGCCTTCTGGATCGGTTGATGTCGTAGGCGCAAATGACGCAGGACCCAAGACATCTGTCCCCAGGGTAAAACTCCCAAGCCCCTGAGACCCGAGACCCGAATCCAGGGCAAAGGTTTGGTCTGTTTGATCGTCCCATTTCCATAAACCTGATATATTATAATTCCCCTTTGGCCGGATCGTCGATGAGATACGCTGCATGATGCACTCGGTATCCGGCGTGAATGCTTGGCTCTGGGCCGCGAACCGCATCGCATTGGTTCGCAATCTCCACGCATAGGGCGTGTTGGATGGATCGTCAGAACGGTTCGCCCCATCTTCCAGGTTGATGAACCCTGAGTAGTCACCGGAATAGAGACGCTGCTGGGCGGTTTCGTCCACAACAATAGCGAGACTCGCGGCAGCTAGATCCCATGGGTCAGCCCACCTACTCCCAACCGGGTCATAGATGTGTATCTGGTTGTTCTTTGTGAGTCCCCCTCCTGTCATTGAGGTCACTACCGCGCTTCCGTGTGCGTAATGAACCATGTAAACCAGATCTAATCTCGCCTGATTGGAGTCTTGAAAAAGCGTCTTCACCGTGTCGCTTACGAGAGACTCCGTGATGTCACCAAACCGTTCCGTCATCGCCAATGACGCAATCCCGCTTCTTGTGGCGAAGAAGATGTCCGTTCCCACTGTCGTCCGTCCGTGAGCAGAAACGGCTGGCAATCCCCTGGAAACCACATCACGAGTAAGGTTAGAGATAGAGAAAGCGTTCCTTATGCGATGGATGGACCCCACATTCGGGCCTTTGAACACCCAGAGGTCGTTCAGGTGTTCAATACAGGTGATGATGCGGTCTCCATCGTTCGGGTCAAGGTCAATGCTTCCGGCGCCGCCACCTGACCAATCTTCCGGGTCCCCGGTGCCAGAGTAATAAAGCCGGGATGGGAGAGAGGCATCACCCCATGCCCATAGCCGGTTCTGGTGTGGGACAGCCGCCGAGAAGTTGGGCGGGCTTCCGGCCAAGTTCGATGTTGATGCTGCCGAGAAATCCCAGGACTGTGGAACGTCCGATGTGGATGTAGAAGACCAGATAACGATATCATCGAAGACACTGAACCAACCAATCTTGTCATCCTCCAAGCCAGTCTTCAGGGATGTGTTGGTGACACCGTAATCCTCAGAGGAGTAAATCTTCGTTCCGACATAGGACATGAGTCTCTGTGAATCCACACCGCCCGTACCCATCTGCCATGCCTGAAACAGCGTATGAACCGTTTCACCTGAGTCGAGGGCCGAAGAGTTCTTGCGTGTACGGCCACCACGCTTCCGGATGGCCTTGGTGGGCCTGAATATGGTATTCGGCAAACGGGTGAAATGCGTCAGGCTATCCGCCACCGGGGGCATCTCCGTTGATCGCCCTATCGTGGATAGGTCGTTACGGAAAGTCGCCTGATTTTCGTTCACCATTACTGGCATTACGGTGTTTCCTTTACTACTGCCTCGCGTAATCGGAATCAAAGAGTCTTCCGAACCGTCTGCGCCGACCCCGGTACATGCTCAAGTCCACCCGGAACATGGGATGGTCCGCATCTTTCCGTTGCCGCGCATCAGCGACCATGTTCGAATAGACCTCGGCCCGATCCGCCTTCGCCAGCTCAGCCAAGGTTGAATTCTTCAAGTTGTACCTGGCATACCTCTCGACAGCGAAGTGGACCATATACATCCGGTATTCGTCCGGGACCAGCGGCTCATCTCCGTCAGAACTCAAATTCGCTACACGCCGCTTGTAGTCAAAGTAGATTGTCCTGTCGTCGGTATCCAGGGGAGGCCAGATGCCCAACTGTTTCTGGCTTTCCGTCCCTCCGATGAAGTAATAGGCTATGCGGCCAGGAGAGTTTCTTGTGGCCGGGAATGGGAATCCGAATCCACCCTTGAACTGGATCTCCCGGAACGTCCTGATGCCTTCAGGCATGGGAAGAACCGGAAAGTCTGCCGACTGATACACGTTCAACATCGTCGAGAAGTTGGTTGGCAGATCCAACAGGTATCGGTACGCTTCGTAAGACGCAGCCGTTTTGGTGGACTCCAGATAGACCGTGTTTGCACTCAAGGTTCCAAGGATGATGGTATCCCCGTCTGTGACAGTCTTGACCTCATAAATCTCTTCATCGCCAGAAAACTTGATTAAGTCTTCAGCCAAGAGGTTCTGAGTGCCGACATTATTCGTCCCGGTCCAGGAGGTGGAATCCCCCTCCACAGTGGCACTGGCAAGGGTCGGAGCCGTGGTTCCCGTGTTATATTTCTGAGGGAACTGCAAGGCCCTCTGGTACTGGTACAGCCACCACCAATCCTTCTTTCCGGCAAGTTCCTGCTGCCCTTCGTTGATGTACGTCTTGATTTTGTTCTTCTCGGTGGTGTTGGACACAACGATCTTGAGACGGTTCATCGCCGCCGTGAATATGTCCTCAAAGTCTTCGATGAAGTTACTGGCTGCCATTACCGCTTTTTCCTTGGCTTTTTGCCGGAAGCAATGATACCGAAAAGGCCACGTTGCTTCTTTGTTAGCTTCTTTCCGTGAACCGTACCATCCCGAAGGATTTCCCTAGCCTTCTTCTTTGTCGGCCCCTTCCGCTTTAACATTAACGCTTCTTCTTCTTGCGAGAACCCCCAGGTTCAAAACTCGGTTTAATCGTCTTTGCCTTTGACTTTTTTAACCCTAGGGAAATCCCAAGGCGAGCGGCATCCAGATCAGACATCCTGCCCTGCTCCTGAATCAAAGAAAGGCGAGAGGCATCCAGATCAGACATCCTGCCCATCCCCGGTATCAAACCCTGCTTGTGTTCCGGTCTGTGGCGAAAGTTAGGCATTCTTACCTCCATGAAGGAATCCCAACATGACCATGAATGGTACGGCTGTGGCCGTCAGGTGCATCGGGAAATGTGACAAGGACGTGAACAGGACCGCGCTGATAGATGCCCAATAAACAGCGTTCTTGCCCACTTTCTTCATCTTGAAATGACTCCATAGAAACCCAAGGATGATCAGACCGAACACCAACCCGCCTTCGAATATGGCCTGAATCGGCTCGTTGTGGGCTTGACGCCACACCTCCCCGATGATCCGAATCCTTTTCCCCTTATCGTCAACAATAATCCTTCGGTCGTTCTTGGCTAAACCGCCAGCATCCTGCTTGTGAAGCCCAATCCCGAACTTCATGAAATCGTATTGAGGGAACCGAGTGTGAAAGCTCCCTAACCCCCATCCTCCGACCAAGGACATTACCGAGAATTTCAATGCGCCTTCTTTCCCCTTTTTCCAGTCAACATGATGAGGCCACAACCAAAGCGTGGATTTGACTATATTTGCACGCTCAAGGATGGCAACAGGCTTGGCCCAACCCTCCTCAAGTCGAGTCTCCTTGAACCGAGCCGGACCTAGAGCAAGCAAGACTGCAACCGGGGTCATGATGCCAACGGTCCACCAAACATAACTTTTTCGTGTCCGATCCCACTTCCGGCTTATCAACCATACACAAGAAATAACCGCCGCAATGGCCCCGGTGATGGACTTGGACAGGAAAATCCCCATGAGTATGAATGGGATAGCCCAATGCCCCATCCCGACCGCAAGCGGGGCGCAAAGAGCCATAAAGATCCCGAGGATTCCTGAGTTATCCAGGAACCCGACTACCGGAAGAAGCCCATCCGGGGTGCGGTAGTTCCCATACATTCCAATGGGGTCCCATCCCATGCGCTGGGCGAGGGCGTACACGGAGGATGCAGACGCAGACAGGAGGAGGATCTGGACACAGAGCCTCCGTGTGCCCTCGGATGTTTTTGTGGCCCAGACGTAGATCACCGCCGCAGCCATGACCGCCATGAGCGCATAATAGGATTCGTAAAAGAAAATCCGGTTTGTCAGTGAGTGTACGAGTGTGTTGATACCCGCCGCACCGATGAAGGCCCCAATCCAGGCATTCGTCCGGAAGGCGGAACACGCCAACAGAAGGGCGGCTCCGGAGTATACGACAAATTCACGAGGCACACGGACGTAGTACGCGAACCTGAACCCGTGAAACCAGAAGATGGCCGATGCGGCAATAACCGTTATGGCGATCCCATCAAGGATTGAGATTCGTATACGGAGCGACCGGGACGCCACTCGTGTCATTAACCTGGATGCACCTTCCCAGGTTGGCTTTGAGTGAACCTGTTCCAAAGCTGACTGCACTCGAATCACCGTCGCTTCCTGTGTTTAGATCGCCAAGCGCTGCGGGACTAACCACCCTCAAGATGACTTCATCGCCTACGCCGCGACTGAGATACAGATACATGAACTCCCGTCGCTTTGAACCGTCCGACAAGTTCGAGAGCATGGACATCACAAGAAAGCTCTGGGCGCAACGAGAGTTATGGGGATTTTTTGGATCGAGTCCCAGCCCACCCCTCGCCTGGATTCCTTCCAAGACAAGGTTGTCTACGTTAGTCGTCCCGAGATCCTGGCTTTGGGCAAACCCCATGCCGGGGAAAATCAGTAGAGCCAACACCGCGGTGAGCGCGGTCTGTTTGATTTTCATGTCTTAGGCTCCCGGATTCCCGTAGAGGTTTTTACCTTCGTGAACGCCGTGGATGACCCTCATCGAAACCACCATGTCAGTGGTCTCATTTCGCTCGTCACGCTGCGGAGCGGGCCGCTTGATGGGACGCTTGAGTCCTTCAATCAACTGCTTGGGATCTGGCTCTCCAACAGCGAACCAGGCATCCGTATCAGTCAGTAGCTCGCTGACGACTATTGAGAGCATCCCGCGTGCAGGGTTAATGTCGTTATTGGCTGACATCGGGATACCGGCTGATTCGAAGATGCGCCGCGCCGTCCAGTTGAATTCCCGAGCGATAAGCAACCACCTCATGCCGCTTGCGCCAACATTGATTATCTTCCCTGCCTGATCGACAATATCTCCCATGTCGATGTCCATTTGCTCAAGCGTTGCCAAACTCAAGTCCCCGGCAACGGCAGGCGTATTGGCCCAGTTGGCGGCAGCAGGGTTCAGATGCGCGGTGCTGAATCGGTTCCAAAGCCGTTATTGAAAACGGCGGCACGAAGCACTTCCATCGTGTACGGCGCTGACCGGCCCAACTGCGTAGCCAAATCACTCAGGCTGTCATGTTGGTCATCTTCGAATGCCTCATCAGAGAGGACAACACGTAGGCCGTGCTTGAGGGGAGTGAAGGTTTTGTCATATCCCTGGACCGGATTGTCTTCCGGATGGGTTTCCGTCTCACCCACCTGAGAAAGCTGTCCCAGACCGGACAGGCCGGTGATCTTAAAGTCTGTTCCTGGGATTCGCTCAGGGCCTCTCTTATGATAAAGTTTATCGAGTACAGCCCTATCGCCTTCAGTCTCCATGTTGTCCCGGACAATATCGTCCAAGTTGGAGAGTAGCGACCCGTATGCGTCTGGGAAGGTTCCCGTCGTTGTAGCCATTTATCAAAACTCCTCTTAGACGCCAGCCTGGGCGGCAGATGCCGTGAAGTGTTCAAGAACGACCACCTTTAGAACCACATTGGTATCCCCGAAGTCGTTGCCTGGGATATCCACTTTGCCAAGAATCTTGAGTTGTGCAGTTCCAGTGCCCTGACCAGAGAAGTCAAGCTCCATGTTGCTTTTCAGGGTGTTCGAATCCCGGTCGGCAACCACAATATCAGCGGCTTGCCCAACGTCCGCCCTGGCGGTGGCGCCATCGGATCGAATAGCCCACACTTGACCAGGCATGACCAACGCTATGTTGATTGTGTCACCGGAATTGGCTGCGGCAGGATCAAGAGCAACTCCGTAAAGCTCGTTGTCCCCGGCTGCGGCCCTGTCAGGGAATCCTGCTGCGGGCATGTTGAGCATATCCCCAACGCCAATGACAGCGTTCGCGGCAGCGACATCCACCCTGATGACTTCCCAGGGACCGGAGATGTGTTGAAACCCAAACGATTTATCCTGTGTCATGACCATTTAATTCTTGCCTCCCTTATCCGCAAAGGCCTTGGAGGGTGAAACCTTCCCCTTCATCAACCAAACATCCATCGCAGTAGGATCGTTATCCCAGATCTTCTTGTATTCCGGGGTCAGTTCCCACCCTTCGCTCCTTCTTTTTGGGACATTCATCGTGAGGACCTTGTACGCTTCCATCAATCTTCTCCTACCTCGATGTATCTGTTGCTAGGGGGTGGAGCATCCGCCTCATCGAAAACCTCGGCGACGAGTTTTGCCTTTCCACGGTTCATGTCGTTCACTACGTCTTGGGCTTTTCTCAGAGCCTCGCGCTTGGCCCTTGGGGTCTTTTCCTCTGCCTTCTTGCGATTGTGCGCCTGCTTCTCCATGACATGAGACCTTGGAGTCCAAGTCAGAACGCAATCCATCCTTGTGGCATGACCAAGGGAATTTTTCCCAAACGCCCCCAACTCATTGCCCCTTCCCTGTTCATCAAGGGCACGCTTCACATCTTCGTATAGCGCAATCGTCCGTCCCCTCAGACCCTTTGACTCAATTACAATCGGATGTGAAAGGTAATCTACTACCTGTTCCGTTCCCCACGGGGACTTGAATGTCACCTTTCCAAGATCCGCGTCTAAGGCAGCAATTTCTTCAAACCCTACCGGCAAAGAATGGGATGCGTGGGCAGTAACAGGGGTTGAAACAGGTTCTGACGGAATGGTTTCTGTGTTCACCTGTGCGATCTCAGGCGGCTTGACAGGCACATCCGAGGGGTTGGCTTGAGTTTCCGCCGTTTGAACCAGATTCCCACGATCCGGCGTAGGTTCTTCCATGGGAGATTGAATCCCATCCACCTGGTCCTTGCGCGGTCTGCCGGGACCCCTTTTCGGGTTTTCTGCCATGATCACTCCTCCCGCGAAGCGGCGAACTGGGGAAGGCTCTGCAAGCGTTCCCTGTTCTCCGCAACTCGAAGGATCTTTTTTTCCAACGCTTCACCGCTCAAGTTAGGGTTCATC